TATATAAGTCTCTATAGCGAACTTTCCAACTTCCCCAAAGCCCACCCAGTGCTATTTACGAGCCCACCCAATTCAAACACCAGGGCGGTGCGACTTTTGGTAGATAAAAAAATATTGCGTTAAGTATATAGGCTATGGATATTAGGCAGTACCTCGATAAGCACGGCATCGCTTGGATCCCAATCAATATACGTGAGAGCGATGGTAAGAAGACACCGTCTCTTCCGAATGGCTATGGAAACGAATGGATACATTTCAAAAACGATCCTACCCCTATGCAACTGGAGGAATTTCAAAAACACTATGACTCGTGTAACGCTATAGCAATCGACACACGGGTTATATATCAGATGGACGTTGATACTATGAGTCAGGAGGTGGAAGATCTAAAAGAACACTCCCCGTATTTTCCATCGTATTCGAAGGGCTATCCCCACTTTTTCAGCACGAGTGCAAAGAAACATACAAAAAACCTAACAGTCGTCCCCAACTGTGGAGACTTTCTCACTGGACAATGGTCTTACTGCCGAAAAGACGCTGTAGTGCATAATGCCGAAAAGGGGTTCCTTGTATTTGACCCAACGCCAGATACTCCAAAGACTATTGATGCAAAGGACACGAGCGATATGCAAAAACTCATTCAAAAATACGTACCCAACCACGGCAAGACCCAGGTCAAGTCTATCAAGGACAACGGCACTATTATTACAAACGGACGCTACTGCTTCAATATTGAAAGAACCCACAAGTCCAATCACGTCTATTTCAAGTTTATTGATGGGAAACTCTACCAGAAGTGCTGCGACCCAGAGTGCTGCGACTTTCAGAGTAATCCTTTTGAGATTACCGAAACAGTAGAGGACACAAATAACTTTGACGATATGACTCCTCAGAAGGCGTTGGAGTATATTTGTGAAAAGAACCCTGGATATTTGAGGATGTGTGGGAACTTAAAAATGATTTACGATAAAACAACAGGTAAGTGGGATACAGATAACTACGGTGCGTTTATTCGGGTAACGTGGGCGACATTTGGAGGGACAGGTGCAAGGTACGAGGGAACTCACAAACCAAACCAGGAGATATGGGCGACTATGTGCAAACTACCCGACGATCAGGAGTATTTCAACAAGGCTGCTCTCAAGACGGTTGGGAAACTTCTATTCAAGAATGGAATATGGGATAAGATAGCGGAGAAACGTCTGGAGTTTAGCCCAGAGTATTTCTTCGTACATTCCGTGCCGTTCGCAATTCCAGAGACTAAACCTGAGAATGTAGAACTCGTCGATAAGTTTTATTTCACGCAACCCTATCCAGAGCCTGGAGTCGCAGACTGGCTACGGCACGATATGATGCTTGCTATTTTTGGTCTGGGAAACAACACGCTTACGATTGAGACGGGTACAGGTCGCAACGGAAAGAGCAAAAGGGCTGATGGCTTCACACGTGCATTCGGAACCTATGTAGGAACTATGGCTGGAGAGCATATAGCAGCAAGCACGCACACCAACGCTGGGGGAGCAAACCCTCAACTTATGCCCCTCAAGGATAAGAGGCTATTGTATGTAAGTGAGCCTCGTAAGGGACTGCTGGTCGATATGTCCATTATCAAAAAGATCACGGGTAACGACCCTATTGCGTGCCGTGCCCTTCACAAGGGAGTAGAGACATTCACAAGCCTTGCCCGTATTCACTTTGCGACTAACAACGTGCCTAAATTCAGCGAATGCGAAGCCAGTTTTATGGAGCGTCGCATGCGTCAGTTAGATAGTAACACGAGGTATATTGAGGGGGCAACAGAGGACATGGAAAATCAAATATATCCCGCCGACGACGATCTGGCAAGAAAAGTTATTGACTCGAGTGAAGCGCTGATTTGGATAATGATCAAGCAGCCGTATATAAGAAACATGTCTGTTCCAGAGACAATTAAAATTTCGTCTCGTGAAACTATCGAAGAACAGGACGATCTAAAAAAGGTGTTCTTTGCAAACTTTGAGAAGGATGCAAACGGGAAGGTGTTCTCCAAAGATATTATGGAGGTTCTAAGTGTAAATAGCAAATTTTTGGCAGGGCGTATGCTCGAGTGGGGTTTTCAGAAGCCTAAGCAAATACGCATAGGGTCTGAGTCTTCCTCTGGCTATTCTGGTATTTCAAAACGATCTACTGGAGCCTATAACCTTTGAGAAAGACTTTCTCGTTAATAGGATATTTACCCCCACTGCGGCGAAAGTCTCCCACGTTGTAAAGCGGTGGAGTAGTACTATTTGAGGTTTCAAAACGCTCAAACTCGCCAACATAATCAGTCGGCTTAACAACAGCCGTGTAATATTCACGCTTGTTGATAATCCCCTGACCAGCCTTGATCTGATAAGTCCGATCAAAGTCTGAAGGGTTAATTGGATATTCGCCAACCTCATCCTTCATGACGTACTGCCCTGGCTTGACCTTCTGACCTTCACGGATCTCGTAACCAGTATCAGTCGGATGGACATAAGGGAAGCCCTGGGGATACTCGGTGTTATACACGTACTCAGTCTCAGTTACGGGCATTCGTACATAATGCAACACGTCTGGGTGTTTGCTTGCCCTATACATCTCTTAGTACATCATATTATATTTAAAACCATAGCCAAGACGGTTCTTGTCAAAAAGTTTGGTATTCACGCCTGTATAAGGGGACGCATAGCCCCGTGCAATCTTGGAGAAGCCCTGTCCGAAGGTATCGTACTGGAGGTTCTTTACACCGTTGGCTTTGAGCATTTGGGATGAAGCCATAATGTAATCCGTATAGTTCATTTGTATTGCCTCAGAAATTAAAACCCTGGGGGAGGTATAAAATCGTTTCCAGTACTATCATCATAAAATATGAGTGTTACAAACATACTACCACCAACAATTGAATCGCCCCTTGCAGTAATAAGACCGAGACTATAACTATCGACATCATTTACTTTCAATATCACTTTCGTACGTGACTCGTAAGGACACGGATTTTGATAAGCAACAAAGCCTCCTGTCTCCCACCCTGGTGGGGGAAGAGTAACAGCAGAATTTAGAGGGACTCTCGCAAAAATATAACTGGAATCTGCGTTTTGATTTGTAATATTAGGAAATCTAACAACATTATTTGGTCCAAGAGAAACATCAATAGCCATTCCATTTCCAAGATTGAAGATATTGTCTGTAGAATATATATAAATAGACTCAAGAGCGACGGAATATCCAGTAAAACCATTAATTACTTTGGCAAGAATATAACAACTTGCGTAATTACCCGATGCATAACTTAACTGCACACGGTGAGCCCTGGGAATAGCCATTACATTGTAGGAATATAATAATATCGCTCATCGTCCGTCTGCTCATAGAACCAGAGGCTGAAACGTATGTAAAACTTTGTTGGATCCTGGACTTGATAAAGTTCATTTCCGTCATCGACTGTAATTCGGAAAGGAATCTCAAAGTTGTTCAAAATATTCTTATTAATTTGATACATAGAACAGTTGCGGTTATTTACAGCCTCCTTGAAAGCAACTGTATTATTTGAATTGACAGGGAAAGAACCAATTGTCTGACTGTAACTATTTGTTGCTGTACTGTACGTTCGGGCACTCGTAAATAAGGGACTATCGATATTGATATTTGTTATAGAAGATGCGGTACTTGCTGAGAGAATGGGTGGTATGACCATCGTGGGCTGAAAATACATTTTAAAATCAGCCTCACAACCAGGATAATTTATATACATAAAAGCCCTATCTGGAGGTCCCAATACGGGTGAGGCAAACGTCTGATCTCCAAACTCCCAAGAACAAGTCCCATCTGGAAGTTGATAGATTTTGAAAATAGTTCCAGGTATCATTTCAATACTTGGAACGTAACCGAGTCCATTTAATATCATGTCATTTTTGAAAAATGAACCAGTTGTTTCAATATTCAAATCAGTTGTATTTAGTCCATAGAAACCAACATCCGCTGGACTCATTATTACTTTGAATGTATTACTATCAATTACTTCATAAACTGTAAATATAATACCCGATTCAGTTGCTCCTGGAATTCCAACTTGAACTAACTGACCGACATATGGTGCATATGTATTTTCCTTAAAAATAATTAAAGTCTGCGATGAATCTGGATTATTCACTAGGGAAATAACAATCATACGAATATTCGGAAGATCTATACCCTCTCCTTCAATTGCAAATCTCGGAAATTGCGAATTCATTGTTCCAAGTCCGCCCAAATTAGATGGAAGATCCAAATTTGTTAAACCACCTATTAAAATTGCGGCTCGAGCAGATTGAAAGCCCCACCCCATAAACTGCCATGTATAAGTGACTACATCAAAAGGTGCGGCAAGATTGCTCACGGGCATAAACTCTTTTGTCTGAACGATAATATTTACTCCGTTAGTACCGTATCCTGTATCTGTTCCAGGAAAATTACGTACTTCAATAACATCATTTACAGTTGTGACATTCACAACGGGTCTAATCCTATAACCATCTACACTCAACGGTTTCCAATCATATTCACTTCGAATGCGACCAAGTTCATATGTTTCAGAAGCAAGCGGGGTGGCATCACGCATATAACAACACTCGACACCGACCATGCACTCGTCGGGAAGCAACTCCAAAAGCCCCGTCTTGATTGTGAATTCGGCAGACTTGCCCACGACATCGATCCTCTGTGGAATGTGCTTCTGGACCTTTTTATTGAAGGGCTCGTCGTTCAAAGGAAATTGCTTGTAGTGATGCACAAGACTGGGAGTAGCCTGGTTACTCAACATTACTATTACTTTGGAATATTAATTGGGATCATAGAATAGCGCTCGTCGTCATTGAGTCCATAAAAGACAAGAGTGAATTGAAGACCAAAAACAGACCCCACTGAAATAGCAGTCTGAACGACCGTTCCAGTCTCATCCGTAATCTGAAAAGGAATATTGTAGTTATTCAGGATATTCTTGTTTGTGTTGAAACAGCCAATGACATTATCAGGGACGGGATTGAAAAAAGCGACACCCTTGTTATCATGATTGATATAGGCTGCATTGAGAGGGACAGTAGCAACAATGGGAGAATACTGTCCGATACCTCCAGACCACCCTGAAATGTACTGACGACCATTCGTAAATAGAGGGCTTTCGAGGTTGAGGCAAATGGTATCTGCAATTTGTCTATCAAGCAAAAGATTGAAAGACTCGAGACCGACCATGCACTCCTCTGGGAGTTCCTCGAGCAACTTGGAATTTACATTAAAAATCAAAGATCCATCGGGTGCAATGTCCTTCGGACCGAGGCGAACTACGAGTTTTTGGGCAACGTGTTTCTGGAACCTCTTTTGCATAACCTGTGGGTTATTTGGCTTGGACTGAAAAGGCTGCACAGTCTCAGATGCGGTTTTCTTATTCTGGAACATTAGTATTAGGTGGGATTAAAAACTGGTCAAATCTCTTACGAAATTGAGAGGGATGCGTAGGCTTGGGAAAGAGATCGACAAAAAGGAAAGAGTGCGGCTCATCAGTCGCCTTTTCATACACCTTCATGAAGGTTTCCTTATCGACCTCGCCAGACATTTCACTTGCCATCTGGTCCAACTGTTTCTCATCCTTGCACTTGAAGATGAGCATATTTGTTGCGTTATTGCGAATGGCTCGGGATATGCCCCCAGCCTTGCTTGAGTAATTTTGAATTAAAAAGAAAATTGAAACACCCAGAGACGGCTGGTCATCTGGAAAGGACCCTATGTGCCGATGCTTAATAACCAAGTTATCAATCTTACGAGAAGACATAAGTTTGGATCCCTGCACGTCGTCACAAAGGACAGCCATAAAGGGTCTGCGTCCGCCCCATTTGTGCTCAGGCTTGGGGAAATAGCCGTTGCGATAAAACTTGAAAAGCGAATCCTCCTCGAGATGCCCGCCCGAATGCATATTCTTCATAAACTTGTTGTATTCCTTCATATCTCTCTGGTATCTGTACAGGTCATCTCGCTCCTCCTCAACCTTGCGAACAATCTTATCAACGATAGAGGGGTCATCGGTATTCTCATAGACATCGTCGTGATCGATAGGGAGCATAGACATGAGGGATGAATTGGAGTGAAAAGTTGGGCTAATAACAAATACCCTATCAAACTTGATATTCTTCATCAAGTTACTGATGGCGACACTTTTGCCACCTCCTCTGGGAGCCACAGCCATGGTGACCATGTGCGCCTTGGGGAGCATCTCTGGGGTTTCATAACCAAAAGCGGTGCCATCTGGAACTTTGATTTTTAAAGTTTTATCGGAATACGATTTCGTTTCCATCTATTAAGTACAAACTTTTAATTATTGCAGTACTCCACCACGCATTATGTGTCGAAGGTTCGGACCGTGAATTCCTCGAATAACAGCAAGTTGCTGAATCCAGCGTTGAGCACTTGGAATATCTCGAAAACGCTTTAGTTGATTATTCGTCCCTTGGATGACTGCAACAACATCCAAGTCATCCAGAGTTCTCGGTGGAACTCCTTGTATGCTCACATTCCACCAGTTGTCATATTCCTGCTGGTTTGCAAATGTAGGTATTTCATCAACTTTCTGACCAGTATCAGCCGAAACAACCTGAAGTTGTTCAAGACCGACAGCCATCTATATAACTACCTCGGGAGATAAGTTGGGCATACCAACGGCAATAGTATCCTCGAACATAGACTGCTGGCGAATGGTCGAACCAACAGCCCCAGTCTGCAGACGAGGAAACTGAGGACGGGTCAAAGGATCACGGATAATTGGCTTCTGCTTGAAGCAGTTAATTCCCCAGGCTGCGGCACTCATTCCACGCTTCACGCCACGGTTAATACCATAGGCTGCTCCAGGGTTGAATGCGAGTTTGCTCATAGCCACGGGAAAGAACGCACCCTTCTTATTAAACATAGGGTTATAGTCTGTGTCGTAAAGGGGATTCCAACCCTGGACCCCGTTATAATCTGCAAAATTCTGATGTCTCTCATGGGCAACCATGGCGGGTGCGGATGGGCGGACAGATACCATTTGTATAGACTTAGATAATAACCTGGATCTGGTTGTTCATTGCGACACGCAGAACAGAGGTGAAAAGAGAAAACACGAGGGTCGTGTCTCCCAGGTTGTTCTGGTTCTGGTTCAGGTAGAAAACCGAAGAAGCCGATCGGGTATCAAGACCGAAAAGTTCTCGGACTGAGGCATCGCAATACTTGTCGATGTACTCAAGGGTAATACCCATGGCGTAATTGAAACTCATGTACTTGAGCGGGGTGCCCACAGCCGTGCCCTCATCCCAGTCCTCCTTGCCCAGGATCTCCTGGGTGAAGGCATAGTTGCGCTGAGGGGGGACCAGCAGGTTAGGGATCAACTGGTTGTTAATAAGGTACTGGAAACGGTTGGACTGTGCAGCCGTCTTAGTCACACCTGCTGCGGTAAAACCAGACGAGTAAGGGGGGCTTGCGAAAAGAGAAGGATTGGAGGCGGTGGTGGCAAAGAAAGAACCCTTATTCGTATTTCCAAGTCGTCCCTTGGCGTTGATACCGACTCCTGAAGGGATAAGCAGTTGCTGAGCCTGGAAAGAGAAACCAGCGGGGTAGTTGATCTGGGGCTTGTTGATACCCCAGACCTGGCGCAGGTTCTGCGTATTCACGGAGAAACGAGTTGTGGTCGAGCCAGAAGCCTGGGCACCCTGCACCACAGAGTAGTAGTTAGGGTACGGGATCTCAAGGGTCTGTCCCTGAGCCAACTCAGCCTGCATCATCGAATCCAGCCAGCCGTTGTCCCAAGACATGGTGCGGATCTGGAACTCAATGTTGGTCAGTTGGTACTGAGGGGTGGAAGACTGGACACAAACAGTCGAAGAAGCGGTGAATTGAGCCAGGGACTGGGGAGGTGCAGGGGTCACGAGGACATTCTGGGGCTGCTCAAGGTAGAGACGGATCTCAACCTCTCCGAGAGCCGCCAACTGGATCGCCTTGGGCATAGCCTTGAAGAAGCCCAGGAAATCACGAATGGTGTTGTTCTCCGTGTTGGGAGTGCAGAAGGTTACACCCAGAGTGCTTGCACTGCTCACATAAGCGCTGAAAGGATAGTTGTAAAGGGTATTCGGAGTTCCCAGACCTGTCGTCTGCGTCCAAGATGCTCCAGTCGTGGGATAGGTCAGCGTGAAAGACCAACCAGTGCCAACGTTGTAACCATCAACAAACACAGGGTTGGCTGTAATGGCAGACACCGTAGGAGGGCTATTGGCTGCAACGGACCCAGTCCATCCGAAGAAAGACGAAGGAGGGGCGTTGAGCATATACAGGGTCTCACCAGAGACCCGAAGGGCTGGCTGATCTGCTGAAGAACAATTGACCACCAGGCTCGTAGCACCAGGAGTTGCATTCACGGACCACTGCAGAACAGTGACTGGGTCAGCATCAAAGGAGTTATCGTTCATCACAGCCGCCACGTCATCCTCGCCCTCCACAATGTGGCGAGACAGTTTGTGGTCAAAGGACTGGTTGATATCCTTGAGCACCTGGAAGAGCATATTGTAGTTGGGCAGGGTCAGTAGAGAGACACCAGCGACCACAATCTCAAGACGCTGGATAAGAGCCTCCAACCCCTGAGGGAAGGAAGTCCCCACCTGCTGCGAGTTTGTGCTGCCTGGAAAAGCAGTACCGTCTGCATTGGTAAAATTGGGAAGGGTCGAGATGGTGTTGTTGAAACTCATGCTGAACGAGGGCAGGGAGCACGTTGCCAGTGGCAGACGCACAGAGATGAGACCACCACCATTGACAGTCTGAAGGTTGAGGGGAATAAGACGAAGCACGTTTGTCGAGATGGCTGCATCCTGGATCATCCGATACAGGGAATACTTGAGAGAAGAAGGAATCACAAGTCCAGAAGGCATCTGAACATCCATAGAGAGTTTAACTTATACAGATATTAAATTTTGCTGAGCAATCATTTTCTCAGCCGTTTCCTCATCGAGCAAATCGAGAGGATTAATTTCGGGGTAATGGGTCCGAGCCTGGACTTCGGCAATTTCCTCTGGCGTATTATAAATCTCCACCTTGCCCTCGTGAATAATTGGATCCTTGACGAATGTCGGTCTGGGCTTTTTCTTGAAATCGATCTTTGCCTTCTCCTCCTCTGAGATCTCGTACTTGGCTGGGTTCTTCAATACATCCTCAATAAACACATGAAACACAGAGTCATCAAGTTCGCTTGGAATATTCCATAGGGTCCGAAAGTGCTTGATGCATTCGTCCATAGACTCAAACTCGGTCTTATCAATTCCGACTCCCATTATACTATCATCAGATACTTTTTTTTACTTGATATACATCAATGAGAGGTCAGCATGTGAGTTTTTGCTGCAAATGCTATCATAAACCTCCAGCGAAGACCCATCCCCTGGAGACGGAGGCTCTCAAGAAACAACTTGCCCAGTCCTATGCGCTTTTGCACTTTATGAGTCAGAGGCGCAAAGTCCATCACACTCCGCAGACCGATAACGAGATGGTCAATACGACCCAGTTTATCGAACACCTGAAAAAGTTGCTCGGGAACCAGCCGACTCCTTCAATACCACAACAGCAAGCAACTCAGACTGAACCAGCCAATCCTGAAAACCCACAAGAACCAAAGTACCCAGAGGCTCCTGAGTCCGAGTCTGAATCTGAGACAGAGGAGCATGAGACCGAAGAAGATACAGAAGATATCACGACCGAAGACTCAAAGGATGAAAAGCAATCCTTTGTCTTTTTGTTTCTCTTGAACCACACAACTCAGTCCCCTGACTCGGCTGAGAAAAAGGTTCTCGATATGGACGATGATGAACTGGACAAGCAAGTCGATCACGCCAAAGAGGTCTGGGGACAAAAGTATAAGAAATACGTAAAGGAATCAAAAGTTCATACGCTCCAAGAACTTGTTGAAAATGCCGAAAGAAAAAAGAGTAGGTAATGGTAAATGGACTCGCTTATATCAGAGCAGATGTGGTATCTCCAATCGAGTGCCCGAGATGACCAAACTCAAATCAACGATTTTACAGTCTATAATATAAACAGGCTTGTGACGGTGAAACCGAATCAGAGACTCTGTATTCGTCTCATATCATTTAACGGAATCAACTCGTTTTACAATATATCTTATGAAAATAACGTATTTTACATTGATGGTAATCCCAAAAATCTTTCTGTAGGTTTTTATACCAACTTTACCGATATCTGCACAAATATCAAAAATACACTTGGTATTCTTTCGGTGACGACTCAGCCATTTACAAATAGGGGCGTATGGACGTTTGCGACTGGCACGTCATTCACTATTCAGTTCCCTTTCGGTCGTAACTCGCACGCCCTCATGGGTCTTCCATTTAACTTTGGAAATCCATACACAATCACACCGACACTTGTCTCTGGAGTCTGGACCTATGTGACTCCGATCCCTATGATGTACAACTATCTTCAGAACATCAATTTGAGAGCCGATTTTCCAAATACTCAAAATATAACATATTCAAACAGAGAAGGAGATGATGGAAACCTTGATCACTCTCAGATCTTTGCAAAGATTCCTTTGAACGCAGATCCCTATCAGAACTTCTGGTTCAATGTGCAAGATACAGAGCAATATGTGTCTATTACTACGGGTACAGGGACCCCTCTCAATCAAGTCAATTTTAAACTCGTGGATGACTTTCAGAATCCACTTCAATGCGACTATGACTGGGAGGCTGTTTTTAAGATTGAGGTTTATGAGGATATTTTAATTCCCACCCTAAATAAGGGAATGGGTACGAATCCAACGTCTGATTCATCTTACTTGAAGAATATTCAAGGAGGTATAGGTGACGTGAATAATAGTATCAATGCTGGTCTTATTCATACGTCATCAGATATGCTCGGAAGAGATCAACATGTCCCATATCTTTCCGAGATAAGTGATAAGATGAATGATAAGCATGTTGAAGTTTCCGTTAGTCTAGGAACATTTGCCTCTATAGATGCATCTATATTGGCTGCAGGGACTGCAGTAGCAGGTGCAGTGGGCTTGGCTATCGCCGCAAATGGAACAGCATTAGCCACAGCATTAGGTGCAACAACTACGGCAGCCGAAGCAATTTCTGCCGCACAGATAGGTGCCCTTGAGGCTGCTGCTACGGAAATTAGTGGTACTATTGAGGCTGCTATCCAGGCTGCTGCTACGGAAATTGTTGGCGTTGGTGAGCAAGAGGTTGCCGCCGAGGAAGAGTTGGTCGCTGTTGAAGAACAGAAAGCGACGGCGAAAGCAAAGACATGGGCTGAGACAATTAAGGATACTGTTACGACGATCAAATATGTTGAAGATATTGCAAACGAAACAAAGACCGCTGCACTATCACTCAAAACCATGGGTGAGGATATTGCTGGAGTAAGGGATGATGCACAAAAAGCAGCAGACAAGGCTGCCGAAGCAGCAGAAGCCGCAGCCGAAAAGGCTGAAATGCTTCACCAAGAATATAGACAGGACATTTCGGATTTCAAACAGAAGTTTGATAGTCTTGTAGATAGACTTGACCTTGGAAATATTGATCTAAGTAAGTTGGACATTGATCTCAGTAAGTTGGACATTGATCTCGGTAAGTTGGACATTGACCTTGGCGAATTGAAGAATATCACAGCCGCCATAGAAAATAAGGAAATTGATATGTCCCCGATATCAGATGAACTTGAGAAGATTTCAAATACAATGGATGAGAGCCGTGATATATTCAGCAACGTTGCAGTTACAATTGACGAGAGCCGTGATATATTCAGCAACGTTGCAGTTACAATTGACGAGAGCCATATGTTGTTAAGTAATGTTTCAACTACGGTCATCGATATATTCAAGAAGGATATGAACATATGGGGAGCCATTAGTTCCAACTTTTCGGCTCTCGTCAAGCATTTGACTGGACAACATGGAGCCAAGGAGTCATATCAAGAACTCATAGATGAACTCAAGAAGTTTATCGAAGAGTCCAAGAGCAGAGATGTCAAGCCCGAAGTCAAGACGTGGATTTCGGAGAATAAGGATATCAAATATGATCCAGATACATCAGACAAAACAAGTTATAATAAACTCATTGCAACGGCTGTAAGTCTTGAACAGAGAATCAAGTACGAGCCCTTGAAGGCTTGGATTGAGAAACACCGAGAGAAGGTCTAATACCTCCTCCACCTCCTATAACACGTGCTTTCGCTATTGCTTCCGCAATGATGTTATCAATACTCTGATTAAAACTCTTTCTGTGCTCTTCGTACCGTTTTTTCTGATCATCAAGTTTCTTCTGGACTTGGTCTTTTTTTTCTTGAACTTTAGCCAGCCTTGCGTCTTGTCTTTCTTTGTTTCTCTGATTAAAACCATCCTGTTTTTCTTTGTTATTTTTATCCGCTTCCTCTTTGTCTTTTTCGGCTTGTTCCTTTGCAGCCCTTTCCGCCTCTTCTTGTTTTTTTTTCAAATCTTCAGATGCTTCTCTTATTTCTTTCTGGATTTCTTCATCAGACTTTTCAGTTTGACCAGGGAGATTGGGCAGGGGTTTCAAAGGGTTAATTGGCTTGGGTGCTGCAGATGGCTGCACAGGGGCTTCGGGTGTCTGCACAGGGGCTTCGGGTTGCACGGTGGCTGGAGGCTTTAGGGGCTGCGTGGGGACTGTGGGAGGCTGCAAGGGCTGCATATTAATATATTTCAATATTATAAAATGCCTTATAGTATTGAAAAATATAAGGGTGCCTATAGAGTTATTAATTCCCAAACGGGAAAGGTTCATGCGTACCATACCACATTGCCCAAGGCGGAGGCTCAGGTAAGGCTTATGCATTCAATCGAGAAGCCTAATATCTCCCGAAAAGCATAGATCGCATGCGGTCGCTTTGGACTTTCTTGCGTTCCTGATCCTGATCGTATCGGCTCACGGCGGCGGGCTTGGGGGGAACTGGAACAGGGATTGGTTCCGTCTTGGGTTTTTTCACAACCTCAGTCTCCTCCTCGGAGTCAGACACATACACAATCTTCTTCTTTTTTGGTTTTTTTACAATTTCAATCTCCTCCTCCTCTTCCTGGGGCGGAGGGGCTTCTTTTGCCCGCTCCATTTTTTCGACAATTTCCTTATCCCTCTGAAATGCCTCCTCCTTCAGAACCTTCAATTTTGTCTTGACCAAATTCTGCTCTGCACGAATTGCGGTGGCTTTTTCCCGTGCAAGCCGTAGGATCTCCAATTGCTCTGGCGTTTTCGTAGATCTTTTATCAACCTTTACACTCTCCATATGTACTCTTTACACAGAAAAGTTTTCTGAGGAAGGTTGAATAGTTTGTGTAGAAAGTGTGGCGAGGTCTTCCTCCTTTTCCGCCTGGGTGTCTCGAATACATTTTATACAGCACACATCGACCGTTGAGCATTTTGATTTCAAAAGCGTCTTGAGACACATGGCAAGGGCTGCTGAGACAACACCCGCAATTGTAAGCCAGAATGTCGAGTTGAATTCTGAGTACCAAGTGCTCATAGCCCTTCTACTACTTGCTTACCAAATTCTACGGTGTTGGGGAATTTATCCATCAAGTCTCTCAAATTTCCAACATCTTTGAGGTCTGATACAGTTTCGTGATAGAGATCTGTAACCTTTTTGTACCCAGTTGCCAGGTCTCCTGCGAGTGCAAGTCCTCCGCCGAGTTCAGGGTAGCCCAAATCCCCAGCGACCTTTCCTGCCCTCTCTCCGTATTTCTCCAGAGCACCGAGGTAATCGACATCCTGAATCTTATCATATGCCTTCTTGGCAAGTTCGCTCGTCTTTGGGAACATGTCGCTAAACTTGAAGAAACTCTTCACGTGGTGCTTTGCAGCCTCGGCTGTATCGAAGATTTTGTCATAAAACTTGTGGCTGCCGTCGTGATGATGAATGGACAGGCGATGTCCCTCTGGGGTCTGATGGTGACCCACGTGCTCGTTGAGATGCTCTTCAGTAAGTTCATGACCCTGGAAGGGATACAAGATGTGCTTCTTGAGGTTATGTAGGGGGTGGCGGATCCCCTTGGAAAAATCAACCAGTCTAAATGAATTCATAAGTCGTGGCATTTATATTCTTACCAGATATTAAATGTATGCGAACCAGGTTCCTGTAAATCCTACGAATGCTGGTTTTACTGCAGACTATTCACTTATAGTACGTGAGGCTTCGAAACTCAACATGCCTCTTTCAAATTCTTTTACTAGTATGGTTTTTGGATTTATTCCTAATGAATTTAAAAATAATCAATCAGCACTTGGAGGTGGGGACGTAATTCTCACCGCAGTTAATAATAATGGGATTGGTGTTACTGGTTTTACACTAGGAAGTCTCTATGGAGTGTTTGGTATATATAATTATGATACAGGAATTTGGTCCTCCTTTGCAGTTATAGGAGGTGAAGATGGTCCATATAATTGGTCTGCGATAAATGATAATAATATTGTAGTTGGACTTGATGGATATTGGTCTCACTATTCAACTATAACTGAATGGCTCATCCCTGCACAAATAGATCCAGAAAACGCTCGTCAATGGACAGCAATCAATAACAGCAATGTTGCAGTAAATAATGAAGGAACTTGGGCACAATATACAGACGATTGGATTATCCATAGTTATATAGATGAACCTGAAGACTCTTGGTTTCTTTTAAATAACAATAATCTTACTATTAGTCGAACAAGAAATCTTGGTAGTGGTATTTTTGTAACTAAATATTCCGTTTTTGTTGTAGATGAATGGCAGACAGCCGTAGCACCTTTTAATTCTCCTAGTTCAATTAATAATAATAACATAGTAGTTAGTGACGATGGTGTTTTTCAGTACAGTTTTGATACGGGAATTTGGACTCACTTACCCGACCCTCCATTTTTTGAACCAAGTGGTCAGAAACTATTGTTTATGACTGATCAGAATTTGTTGATTGCTGAAACTTCAGCATATATCATTTGGAGTAAATGGGATGGTACAAATTGGTATCCTTGGAAAAGAATGCCTATTCCTGGCTGGTTTCCAATTGCAAGAAATTCAAAAGGATTAATTGTCGGATATGGTTCAATAGAATATTTGAATTTGCCTTTGCCTACGCTAGATGCTACAATTGTTGAAAATTTTGCAATTGCAAAGACGCAACTCGTGACTGCTTTTGCAGCAAAGTATGGTGCAGATGTCCCATACCAATAAAATGTTTGTTCATAATAATGTCACGTGCTTTTCCTACTCAGGGTTATTTTTCGGACTCAATCTTTATTCGGTATCAGAATGTGCTTACGGCGTGTCAGAAGTTGAATGTTCGTCTTACACAAAATTTTAAACTAATTCAATCAGGTACTTATGAAGTTTCTCAAGATGGAATACAGACTGAAGTTTATATATCAGGACAGGCAAATGCATTGACTGAAGCCTATGCTGCATCTATTGGGGCTCCTGCTCCATATTGATAAAATCATCGTGCCTATATTCAAGACGGGATGTATCATGAGAATGAAGCATCAGCCGAGCGAGTTCCGCACCTCGGGGCTTGTCCTCGTTGAGGATCGAGTTTCTAAAAGTCGCAATCGTCCGCCGAAGTCCCGAAGCAAGATCCTTTACTGGAAAGCCAGGCTTGCCGTACGGAAAGTTTGGGAACCCAGCCTCGGTCAGAGTCTCTTTGACCCATTCTCCCCACCTGACTGGGAGGAGGGCATCTCGGGGATGGTCAGTCTTGCGGAAGATCTCGGCGAGGCTCGGGGAGAATTTATAGACAATCTCCTCGGGGTAATTGACCCCCTTCGTCTTCCACTCACGCAGATGGAGTTCTACCATCAAGCCTCCCTGGTCCAGAATGAAATTGCTATGCTCAGGTGCATCCTCCAACTGATGTACTATCTGAATGTAGTGGCTAAACTCGGTGCGAATTGGGATCTCGTCAAACATACGGAAGAAGAAGTTCCTTAGCGAGTACTTACCAAACTTTTGCTCAATATTCTCGAGGATCTGGTCCCACCGATAGACCTTCTCCTTTGCGAGTTGCGCAGTCTTTGCTTCACCAGACTTGCCTTTGAGTTCTGAAAAGATGACGTTATACTTACTAATAAGGTCCTTGCTTAGACCCATAGGGACCAGATCCACGTGTGTCCGTAGAGTCTGCCATTTTTGCTTGAGTGTCTCCTTGTTCGGATACTTCTCGGACAGAGCCTTGAGCAGTGCCTCTGGCTTCTCGAGGGTCGGAACGATATTGTTCTCATCGCCCCCGACAAGTTTGATAATAGATCCGAGTTGCTTGTACTTTTTGACGATATCAGCCTTGGGAGCCTCTCCATTCGGCTTGTGGTTCTCCATGAGCCACTTGATGCTATCCTCAGCCTTCATTGGTTTCATAGCGATCTTCGCCTCTATACGAGGCTTGCGAAGGTCTGGCGGAATAATGATGCGATCCTCTCCGTCAAACTGAATGCCGTACTTCTCGATAGCCTTATCTGTAGGATATTTCTTGTTCTCAATGATACGCTCATACACACGCTTACGCTGGATATAGTAAGAGTTTGGATGCTCCTGACCCGCCTGGGTTTTGTGATAATAACTCATTTATAAACTTTATAAACATTATTTTTTTAACTGCCTCACGCACCTCCTGGGATATTAAATTGGATGTGGATATCGACCGTTCCAGCCCCTGCATCGATATCTTGAATTGCCCTATCGAATTGCTCTCGCATGATATTGTGTAGTCCCTCGACCCAGTCTGTTGTCTCCTCAACTATGGGAGCCCTACAGACTGGACAACTGTTTGCACGTTGAAACCAATAGTCTATGCATCGACGGTGAAACGAATGTGTGCAGTCCAGAGTATCCTTGGTTCGCCGAATAGCCTTGAGGCAAATTGAACATTCTTCGAACTGATCATCTGGGCGATGATGAATACAGAGTTGATGGTCTCCAGGTTTCATTCGGCAGCCTGGGTGGATACAGATCATCTTTATTTTCTCTTATGAAAAAAATTAAGAGAATAAAAACATTTATTAGTCTTAAATGTCTATGATTAAGCATCTCGTAACTCAGGACGATTATTCAACCCCCAAGTATGCCTGGAAGAACATAGCCCATCTCATACCCAAGAATAAGGTCATATGGGAGCCTTTCTATTTTGATGGGAAAAGTGGGAAACATCTTACAGAACTGGGCTTTCAAGTCATTCATGAAAACATAGACTTTTTTGAGAACGATCTTGGTGATATTGTTGTAAGTAACCCTCCATTCTCAGAAATACCACGCATTCTAAAGAGGCTTAAAGAACTAAAAAAGCCCTTTGTTTTGTTGATGCCTATGCAGAAGTGGGGGACCAACTATATGAAGGCGTACAAGGATAAGATGCAGTTGGTTATCCCTTGGGAGCGTATCAACTTTCGTTCAGAGGATGAGACCAAGACTGGTGCCTGCCCTTTTGACTGTCTTTACTATTTTTACGACATGGGACTATCAGCCGATGCTATTCTTCTTAAACCAAAATAAAATATATTCATTCAGTAAATGCCCCCTAAACCCGATAGAGAGACCAAGAAGGCTGCTTCCAACCTGATGGCGATGAAGAACAAAACCGTATCTTCAAAAGAAAAGGAAGATCTGGACAAAGCCAGGATGCCTCCACCGTCCCACCGCCCCTATAAGCATGCAGTCCGTGAGACTATGGCTCATGATTCTGCAACCCTTGAGATTAAGAACTTGCGTGCAGAGATGAAACGTCTTGAGCAGAGAAACGATGATATTGATAAGAAACTCAAGGAGGTTGAGAGTAAAATGCCAAGTATGAAGGATGGTGGTATGGTCAAAAAGACTGCTCCACATATGCTTCATAAGGGTGAGATGGTTGTTCCTGCCGAGGTTGCTCATAATTTTTCTAAACTAATGAAAAAGAAGTAATGGATACTCGTGGTCCTTACGCTATTGAAGAATCAAACCAGGCAAGACGGCGGGATGCTTTGCAATTTAGAAATTCCCTACAACATCGTATAGGTGCTCTCAATATTATGCATTCTCAGCATAGATATAACTTGACCCATGGTTCTGAAATTGAGCGCCAGCGTGCGATGGCAGATATTCCCAAGTTGAATGCTCTTATTGGAGTTATTGAGAACCGCATACGTCTGACTAATAATGAATTGGCTGGTATTTCAAAATTGGGACCTCTTGATCCCAATTCTAAGAGATGGGATGAGGAATATAATACGTTTCTCGGACAGCCACCCCAGAACCCTGCGCCAAGATCTGAAAACTAACGCAACCACGTTATGTCATCTGGAAGGTTCATCTTGTAGCAATAATAAAAACAGTCAAAATAACACGAGTTCCCCCAGTTTTCTGGCTTCTTGCCATCCACGAGTTTAACAAAGTGAATTCTCTTTTTAGGTATTATGATTTGCAATTTTATATTCAAATTACGCATATACTGAGAGCATATCTTCTCGCACGGCATAATCAGAATAAACGGCTTATCAATCTCAACAAGTCTTTTCATTATTTTTGGAACATTTGAGAATGGAGGATTGCTAACAATTATTTCCCCCTTGTTATTTTCAAAGAAATCAACATCTTCATGAATTACCTCAAACCCCAATTCCTGAAGATATTTGCCTGAGGTTCCATCTCCGTAGAAAGGTTCCCATATTGGTTTTTTCGGTATGAGATGCTTAATATCTTCCCATGCCGTCTTAGGAGTCATATAGTCATCGTGTTTCCACATTAAATAGGGATAATATTTAAACTCTTGTAGTTTTCCTTCGCACAGTGGCTCCAACGGAGCGTGCGATGATATTTGAGTTCCCCTTGTGCTCCATGCTGATGCGTATCAGAGCACGATGGGCACTTGTAAGACATAGTCATAGTTGCCGTGTCTATCTTTGCGTATCTGATGCAGGGGTCCTGGATCATTTAACTTTACTGGGTATTATTTTTCTGACCCTTGAGCGCATCTATAATTTTTTTACGCAGAACCGTATATTGTGCATTCAGATCGTTATATTCCGCCTCCTCTGCAAGCCTATCCTCCTCTTCCTCCTCATCAGGATCATAAGTGTCTGAAAACCACTTGTCGCACAAAGTTGATATGCGGTGATTCATATTCAAAAGATCGTCGAGCATTTCAACCTCCATATTTCTTACCTGTTCAACGGGGCTCCTCCTTAGACCCGTAAGACGACTTTGTAGTTCAAGTGCTTCTCAGTCTCCCGCACCGCCTCTTTGAGCGTTGGCTTACTCCACAAGAGCCACCGAGCCCAAAACCCAGGTGTATGTGGATCTTTCCAGTTTTCAGTTGTTCTATGTCTATTCAAATACAACTGCATTCGTGCTTTATCGTGGTGGGTCGTATAGTCCTCATAACCAGCCGCTCCAAACGAGACAGTCTTCCCGTCTGGAAAGGTTGCTGTATATTTTTTAGGTGGATCTGCACGGGTTATGGTGATCATATGAATTAACGCAATATTTTTTTATCTACCAAAAGTCGCACCGCCCTGGTGTTTGAATTGGGTGGGCTCGTAAATAGCACTGGGTGGGCTTTGGGGAAGTTGGAAAGTTCGCTATAGAGACTTATATA